GGCGCAGGGAGCAGCCGCTATGGCCTCCGCAGTCCGGATGCCTATCGCCTCCTCTCCAGATACATCGCCCGGAGCGTGCCAATAATATGAGCCTGCTGACACCCTACCTGGCGATGCATGGCGTCCCTGTCACCTGGAAGCACAAGACAGGGAACGACGGAGACGATGATATTTTCACCAGCAGCACCATAACCGTCCTGTGGGCTCACGGAGCGCGGGTGGTCCGGACTGCTCAGGGTGATGAGCTGCACTGCCAGGCCATATGCAAGACCGAGGCCGAAATAGTGGCCGGGGATGTCATCACCTTTGAGTCCCGGGACTATCCAGTGCTTGGCTTGGTGGGAGCTGCCTATGATGGCTCTATGAGGTCGGTTGCCCTTGGCTGAAATCCAGTGGCATCCTGAAGCCCTGCTGCAGAAGATGAAGGCCGCGGCAATGGATGCGCTTCATGAGGCCGGCGAGATTGTGCTGAAGGAATGGGGCAACACTATCCCCCATGCGACCGGAGACTTGGAGAGCAGCTTAACCGTCACTGATCATTCCAGAGACCTTAAGGTCACAGTCTCCTCCGCCGGGCCTTATGCTATCCGACAAGAGCTGGACGATACCCTGAGACATCCTGACCCTACCAACCCATCTTCCCGGAGTGGCAGGAAAGCCCACGCCGGCAGGGATGCACTCAACAACAACAGAGAGAACATCGCCAAGTTCGTACGGGACCGGATGAAATGAGCGCAGATCTGGAATTCCTGGAAGAGCTGGTCAATGGCCTGGAGACATCCGTCCTGGAATGGCTCCAGATAAAAATAGGTAGAATTCTTGCAGCCAGAAAACCAGAAATCACAACCAGGCGAAAGATAATAAGAAAACGATAATAGTGCTAATTTCAGCACAGGATTTCACAATGGCACGATCTGATGTAGATGATTTTGGGCCTGATAAGGGGCCGCGGCGATCTGTTGAGCATGAAGACGTAGTTAAGAAGATAGACATCAAGAGCTTCAAGGAGAAGCAGGCACTTGAGACTCTCCGACTGATGCTCAAGCAGATGAAGGACAGTGTAGACAGGAATGTGGAGACCACCGACACCAGCAGGTACAACAGGTTCAATGCGGCTGAATTCCTGGAGGATCTGGCTGCGGTGGAGGCCCACGTTAAACGAGAATTTACCTGCATAAAGGAGTAATTGTCTTACTCCTTTATAATTATACGTGATTTTAATGATTCTTTCCGAAAAAATAAGCCCTCTGATGTGGGGGATGATAATCATATTACTCACCGCCACAGGGTGTGCTGATGTCCATCTGGTAGGCAACTACACCGGCGCAGGTACGGTATCCAGTTGGTCAGATGGCCCGGACCATAAGCTCTCTGCCAGCGCTACAGGCCCGAGCGAGTTATTCCTGCAGGTCGATCTGGCGGACAGCAAGAACTCCTCAGTCTTCCAGGGGCTCCAGGCCGATCAGGATGCCGCCTTTGTGGCCCGGACACCTGAGTATAGTCTGAGGGTCCGGGATGCGAAATACTTCCGAGGGACTGCTGACCTCTCCCGGGAGAGCACTATAGAGGCCACTGAGGAGATTATCACAGAGGTCTCCAATGATTCTTTAGTGCAAGTCACTGAGACCATATTCACCGATGCTTCTGTTTTGACATCCATCCGGGGCAGCGCCGGGCAGTTCTCGGAGGACATAGACATCAGCTATGCAGGCAAGGCGCGGGCACTCAAGCTCAGAGAGCTGGATGGATCGGGCAACTTCAGCCTGGAAACTGATCTGAGGCTCTCCGGCCAGCAGGTCAAGAGGGACTTCGGAGTGCTGAGTGAACCTGAGGCGCTGGATAAGACTATACCGGCCACTGATCCAGAGACCGGCGTCGGACCAATGGGGGGGATTTGAGATGCCATTCCAGAGAAAGAAAAAGGAGTCATGGGTCGAAGGAGAGGATGGCCAGGCAGGCGGTTATGATGAGATGAGGCCAGGAGGGATCTGTCATTATGATGGCCCGGAGGCAAAGATCCCTCTCGGGTTGGCTTGGACTAACGTCCCAAACTGGAGCCCGGAGATGGCGGCGGTGAGGTGGGAAGTGGAATCCCCTCTCCTGCCTGATGGCTCAGAGAATCCCGCCGGCGTGATCCTGAAGAAGACGGATGAACTGACGCCGGATGACATTATCACCGGCGTGATCCTCAATAAGGCTTCTCTGGCAAGGCATGATAGCCTGATCCAAGACGCCAATGCAGAAGCCCGGCGAAAGCCTACCTATAAGGAGATGGGGATAATTGCCATCCGCAATATGCGGCAGATCCTGGCAAAGAAAAGACAGATGATTAATATATATGAGTGATGAAATGAGAAAGATGATTGCAGTATTAATGATAATCGCAATGGCGATTATCGGCATGGCCGGAGCAGACAACTATGAGGGAGACGCCAAAGGCCCGGATGATCCCAGGGCGGAGATCGTCGGAGAGAACCAGACCCTGCCCGTCCTGGATCTGTCCGGAGCCAAGAGCATGGACATCGGCAACCAGGCCCTGGGAAAGACCGGGCTCAATGTCATAGAGCTATCCGGCACCAATCCAGCCGTATTCGGGCATTTCATCAAGAAAGATGGCGTCGGTGATGGAGGCTCTTATGGAGCCTGGAAGCCGGGGATTTAGATGAGACAGATCAGGATCCTACAATCCTATCCTTTTTTCGGGCAGAATCTTCACGCCGGCGCGGTCTACACTGTAGGCAACATGGTACATGGCCATCTCCTGGATGAGGCGAGGGCAAATAGGCTGATCGAAGAAGGATGGGCGGAGGAATGGCATGGATGAAATAAGCACTCGATTTAAACTCACCTTGGCCATGCTTGGCTCGGTGATATTCATCGTTTTTGTGGTCATGATCATGGCTGCCATCGAGAAGCCAGTTCCGGACTTCATCTCTGGTGTCGTCTTGGCTGGCTTCATGCTGATGCTGAAGGATGCCTATAGCAGCTACTTCAAGGCACGGGAAGAGCTTCAAGAGGCGAGGGCGAGCCAATGAGGGCAGATCTCGCCCCCTGGCCTCTCCTGCTGCCCGGATTGATGACTGCCAAGGACTGGGGAGTGAGATATGCCGGGAGAAGGATTTAAGATGAGGTGCTATGGCTGAAGGGAATGATATTCATGCCAGGGTGGCCGTCCTGGAGGACTCCTGCAAGCGCCATGATGAGGACATAAGCCAGCTTTGGGGTAAGGTATCGGCACTTGAGATATGTGCTGCCAGCCTGCCTGAAATCAAGGACAGCCTAAAAGGCATCGGCTCCAAGGTGGAACAATTAACATCTTGCGCCATCCGAGAGGACGGGGAGAGGCTGGCTTTTCTGACATTGAGAGAGTGGGCCATAGTAGCCATCGCTCTAGCGTCGTTGTATTTGTCGAATTTCAGGACTTGGTAGATATGAGGCTGGCTATATTTGACCTGATCGACTCGGAGGGCTGGCCTCTGCCAGTGGAGATCTCAATAGACTATTCTCAGGGATTCCCTGATGTGATTGTGAGCTACGACAGCCAGGATGCGGCATCATGACAGCAGACATAGGGGCAGACATCGCCACATATCTACAGGCTCAGAGCCTCGGAGTCTGGAAGAATGCCACGCCGGCCAATAACACAATCTTCCTGGATGAATTCCAAGATCAACCAGATAACCAGATTATGATAGCGGGGGCGGGCGGGATCGGGCCCATTGTCACAAAGGACTCCATCACCGATCGGCCACAGGTGCAAATCTACGTCAGAAATACCAGCAAGGCCACGGCCCGAACCACTGCGGAGACGATCCGGCAGGCCCTCGCCTTAAAAGTCGGAGTAATCCGACAGCATATCTATACACTAGATGACCAGCCCATATATTTGAGAAGAGATGATTCGCATCGTTATATTTTTGTTTTACGTTTCCAGATTTTCGGGAATGATACTTAACTCTTTTTGATAATAGTTTTTCAACATTATTATAAACCGCAATTTGCGGG